ATCTTAAATGCAGATTCTTGGTCAGTTGTGTCTACTCCATCCATAGTGGAAGTCTTTGGATAGTTCATAACAATACCAACATCATCTGTTAGTTCAATTTTATTACTATGTCCTTCAGTATTTTCACAAACAACTTTTGTTAAATCAATTTCGATTTCAACTCTTGTTTTTTTATCGTCTGGACACAGAACACTTACTTTAGAAGTTTCACCGATTGACTTGGCTCTTAGATTTACGAAGACGTATTCCAAATCAAAAATGGGAAGAGATTTTGCATTCAACTTTCCAAATGTGCAAGCATCAACAATATCTTCAACCGCCTTTAGAATGGTTTCTGGTTTATTGTCTTGCTGTGCAATTAACAATTTCTTTTCTTCTTTTACAAGAAAAGGTCTATATTCAACTTTTTCACCAGTTGAAGGCAAAGTCAATTCATACTTTGCACTTTGTAGCGAAGGTAGTGCCATTATATTTTCTCCTATTATATAGCATCATTTAAAGACCCATATTGGTCTGGTTTCCAATCTCTATAGGCCATTGTAACAGTAAGTCTTGTTAGTTCATTTCTACTGTTTTGGTCTAACGAAATAGCGTTTACAGTTTTGGGATAAGCTTCATAAACTCTACATGAAAAGATTACATTATCTGTTGCATCTAATTGTTTAATTGTCATATCCCCCACATATTCAGTATAATAATTCATATCATAACTGTTTTCATTATAAATCTTTTTTTGCCATTCATCAAAATATTGTTGTATTTCATAAGCGCTGTCTAACAAAAATACCATTTGGATTTCGCCAGACAGTGTAAGTCCATGAGCAATTTCGTATGAAGGCCCATAAACATTTTCGTTTGCTTCAGTTCTCATGTTTCTGCCTGGAATTTCACAACTTTCACACCTTAGTGCTACAAGTCTATTATCTCCTCCAGCAGCAGAAGTAATAGAGATTTCAAATCTATTAGGACGAACTATTCCTTTACTTGATATACTTGAAAAGAAATTGCCTGAAGTTCCACTAGTAAAAAAACTCATCTTCTTGCCATCATCCTTCTAGAATCAGAGTAAACTTTTGTTTCACTTTGTTTTTGAAATTGTTGTATTGGCAATAACACTGCCATCATCATTTCATCCACATTTATTCTACGGAATGGTGAATCAAGTTTACTGTTTAGATATCTCTTAATTGTTGGTTTGACTATTGGGTGTCTTTTTAATTGCCTATATGTAGTATTAATTCTAGTATCCTCATCAAACCTTCTGTCTGTAGCGAAATCTGTGATTATGTTTAATAGTTTTAATCTCATAGGTATAGATAGGTAATGAAAATTTAATCCAATAAAGCCATTGTTTGTTTCTTCTAGTGGTAAGACTAGTGGAAACCTATCCCAATAAGGAAGTTTATCTTTATATTTTGCATCATACAAAAAGAAATTCATCCTACCCCAATATGGGTATGGACGAACTTCTCCTTCATTAACCAGTTGCAAAGGTGGTGGTGTTCCAAAATCTCTAATCTTATCACGAAACCAACGAATAGACTTCTCTCTACCGCCTGTTGCCTGCTCTAACTTATCAAAATATCTGTTTGTCATGCTAGTATTTATACAGTTTAACCAAGATGATCTTCAGTCAGTATCATGAATTCCATACCCCTATCTTTACAGAACTCTATTGCAGACTCCCATTTTGCCTTGTTTACCCCCCAAGTTCTAACCTCATTTACAAATCTCTTTGTTTTTCTTTTTGGTATCTTTGGTGGGCCACACTGTGCTTTTGGTTTAACCTCAATCAATAACTTTTTTATTGTTCCATCTCTTTGACGAACTTTTGTGTAAAAATCTGGAAAATAACGATGCATTCTTCCATCTAATGGAGAAATATAAGGTATAATAATCTCTTCACTCCCCCACTCTAAAACTTCATCAGTATTATCACAATAAACCATAAACCTACGCTCCCAAAGAGAACGATATATGATCTTATCGGGATCACCTCTGTATTTTCTAGGGTTAGTTGGATTATATCTGCCGCTGTATGCCATTTGTCTATATAAATACTTTCACAAACATGTTTATAGGATTATTTAGATGACAACAAGAGGAAAGTTACTATCACAAGGTGGAGGGACAGGATATACTCAATTTCCTTCAGACTTGGGTGGGCCCTTGTCTAGACACTATGTTCTCTTTAAAGTATTTACAAATACTGGAGATGGACTAAAAGTTGATTTCCCAGAAGGAGCAGGAGGGCCAGAAAGTAATAATACTACTATTGCAAGGCCTGTTTCCGAATCTCCTAAAGATTTTATCGCTTTGTATATGCCTGCTCAAATTGCAAACAATACCTCTGCAAAGTATAGTGAAGTTGCTCTAGGTAACACTCTTGCTGCATATCAAGGCCTTACTGGTGAAGCATCAGCAATGGATGCTGCGAAAAATTACCTTAAAGGATTTGCAGATAACTTAGGTGCAGAGGCAGCCGCTGCCGTAGCAATTCAAGAAATACAAGGCGGTGAGGTTGCAAATAATAGAATGGAAATGGTTTTTGAGACTATTGATAGAAGAACATTTCAGTTTGATTTTAGAATGATGCCAAAGTCTGCTGCAGAATCAAATGCAATAAAAAGTATCGTAAAAACATTTAGAACAAATATGGCTCCAAGAACTTCTGGAGCAGGAAACCTTAGATTTAGAGTTCCATCTTTATTTGAAATAGAGTTTAAACCCAATGATGCAAATGCTTTACCTAAAATTGGTAAAAGTGTTTGCACGGCTTGTAATGTAACTTATGGTGGTGCTAGAGCTCAATTTTTTGCAGATGGAAATCCAGTAGAAACCAGTATATCACTAACCTTTCAAGAGTTGGATCTTCCTACTGCACAGAGAGTGGAGGACGGTTATTAATCATGTATTTTAGAAAATTTCCAAAAATAGACTATGATGTAAAAGGTAATGGTAATATAACCACACTTACAAATATCATAAAAAGAGTTAGATTTAAAACTCTTACTAGTAGTAGGTTAGTTAATTTTGATATCTATGATGTCAGAGATGGTGAAACTCCAGAAATGATTGCACATAGATATTATGAGGAATCAGAGTATCATTGGATAATTCTTCTTGCAAATGATATTCAAGATTACTATAATGAATGGCCTATGGCAGTTCCACAATTAGAAAAGTTTATTGCTTCAAAGTATGATGATGTTGACGGTATTCATCATTACACAATAAAACAGGAATCTGGTGATACTACTGTTGATATTGAAATTCCGAATAACACTGGTTATCCTCTTGCAACACCAGTGACAAATTATCAATATGAAGCTGCACTAAATGAAGAGAAAAGAAGAATCAAACTTATTCAACCTAGATATGTAGAATCTATTGAAAAAGAGTTTGAAAGAAAAATTATTGAAGGTTAATTATGTCTAGAAACGAACTGCAATATGCAGGCGATTTCCATATTGACGAATTAAGATTGGTTACAGTAAAAGGTAACTCATTCAGTCTTAAAGATGCGTATTCTTCATTAGAAATATATGAAGATATTTTATCAAACTCAATTACTGGAACATTGTCTTTTCAAGATACCAATGCATTGGTTCGCAATGGCCCAATTATTGGTCAAGAACGTCTTTATTTAAAGATATTCACTCCACAAAATAGTCCCAATGAAAAAACTATTATAGACTTTACAAAGAATGTTTTGTATGTCAATAAGGTTTTGTCTGTTACAGATGTAAATGATGGAACACAGGCAGTTACAGTTTCTTTCACAACACAAGACGCATATATGAACAACAGAGTTCGTGTATCACAATCATTCAAAGATGAACCGTCAGAGATTGTAAAAAAGATTTTGCGTGATCCACAGGGCCTTAATTCTAAGAAAAAACTATTCTTTGAAAAGACTTCAAACCTATATAAAATGGTAATGCCAAACATCAAACCCTTTCATGCAATTAATTTGATTGCACAAAGAAGTATGTCGGTGAAGCATCAATTCGCACCATCATATCTGTTTTATGAAACATGTTTCGGGTTTCATTTTAGAAGTTTAGATAATCTTTTCGACCGTCCAACCGTAACTGGTGTTTATCGTGAACACACGCCAGGAGCAAGAACAGAAGATGGTGATAATGATAACAAAATAGCAGAAATGGAAAACATTATCAGTTATAATATCAATCAATCACAAGACACACTTTCAAACTTGATGAAGGGATTGTATTCATCAAATATTATTATCTACGACTGGCAGAATAAGAAAAGAAGAACAATGGATTTGGAAGAAGAACTCAAGTTCGACTATCTAAAAAACTTCCCTAAAGAAAAACACACAA